CACTTTCGAGACGATTAACTCGATGGGCCTAACAACCAGCAAACAAACACACACCACCACTACCGACAATTTAGTCGAAGTGACAGACTACCACTACGATGTCCCAAAGAAGCACCGCTTCGAGAGACAGGACAACTGGGCAGGTATGGCTTTCAGAAACGACTGGCTCGCAAATAGAATGCGAAAGTTCTACTCTGAAAAAGAGCTTCAACAAGTTCTAACCAACCGACGATCAGATGGATCAGACGAAGGAGTAATCAAACACTTTTTCAAAGCTGACCAACCGTATCACCCGATCCCGCTAGATCAGAACACTGATAAAGCAATCGAATGGGTTACTGAATCATTCCGACCAAACCGCATGTTACATCCTGTGACATATCCGGACTTACGGTATTACCCGCACACCCTCAACGTCAGTGCAGAGACACCTTGGACTAACAGCAATTTCACCTTCCGACCGACAGAACGAAGTGTAGACGCTGAATCCGAATTGCCAAAACTTGATGAATACGAGAAGGAGATCGAGACCGTGACCAACACGACACCTTTCACCTATCTACGACTTCGACAGGCACTTGGATACGTCAAGAACTCACACCTAACGTTTCACAATCTGTACAATCAGATCTTTCATTATAACCGATACTTGGTACACTTGATTGGAACAGGGAGCAAACAATTCTGGGATGGACTCATCGCTAGACCTTACTACTGGCTCAACTTACACATGAGAACTCACGTAGTAGCAGCGAACGAACCTGACAAAGTTCGAGCAGTCTTTGGCGCACCTAAGCTTCTACTTATGGTAGAACTTATGTTCATTTGGCCGCTTCAAGCGACTTACCTGAACACTAACGCCGGCAGAATGTTATGGGGAAGAGAAATCATTCGAGGAGGATGGCGAAAGCTATTTTCTGAGATACATGAAAACGGACCTCCGAACACCGTTCTTTCAGCAGATTGGAGTCAATTTGACAATAGACTACTTCATCAACTGATTAGAATAGTTCACCGAATTTGGAGATCTTATTTCGATTTTTCTTGGTACGAACCGACTTCTTTCTATCCACATGGACAACCTAAGGACGAACGCAAAATAGAGCGTCTTTGGAAATGGATGACTGAGTCGATTCTCAACACACCAATTCTCCTACCCGATGGGAGACTTTTCAAATGGAGATGGAACGGCTTTGGATCTGGATTTCAACAGACCCAACTTCTAGATTCCTTTTGTAATGCTATCATGTTATTGACTTGCCTGACAGCACTTGGTGTAGATATTAACAGTTCACATTTCTGGGCACGTTTTCAGGGCGATGATTCAATCAGCGCATTCCGAGAACGCATGTTCGAGATTTATGGACCAGACTTTCTTCAGCGACTAGCAGATGCAGCAATGTACTACTTTAACGCGAAGCT